CGCAACATCATCTGGAAAATTCTTTTGCACCGTCTGCAATCTACCAATAAATTCTTCAAAACTAATTCCCATCACTAACACCTGATTTCTTTATGCTACACATTAATTCTAGTTTTATATGCGATTCATAAGGATCTATGACATTTTTTATTTCATATAGATTATTTCTATATTTAACTAACATAGAATTATCTATATTTTTTCGATAGCGAATAGTTATTTTACTTAAATCTTCCGTTTTTTCTTTATATTGTTCATAATAAGCTCTACCTCTAAGTGGCTCAATTTTTGCCCATACTTTTAAAAACGGTATTAATTTTTTCTGCGTCAGATTATACTGCGTTTCAACATCTTCATATTTTAAAATCGTTATGCGCTTATCTAGTGTTCCAATTTCTTCAATATTAATCAAGATGTTTCACTTCCTAACGGTTTATAATGCTGTGCTAGAGAAATATGTGTAATTATGGCTTCGATAGAGTGCGGTAGATTATTAACATTGGTTTTGGTAGAAAAAACGCTTCTGTTTTCATACCAGTGCGCCACTAGCATTTTAACAGCCAGAACAAAAAGCTGGCTGTCATCACTATACTCTTTGCCGGTAGTCTGCTCTAGATAATCAGTAGCAGCTTCGATTAAACCGCCTATAAGCTCATCATCTTCGGTCAAATCTTCATCAATGCGCAGATATTCCTTTGCTTGCTCAAGTGTAACAGCCATGCTTTTTTTCACTCCTTTTATTCTGTAGCAATTACCCCTGCACTACGTAATGCCGCTAAAATAGCATTTATTTTATCTTTTTCATCGCCACCTGCCGCGTCTGCAATAGCTGCCTGTTTTGTTAATCCACTATCACCTGTGTCGCCTTTATCACCTTTTGCACCTTTAAGATTTTTAAAGGCAAAGGCGAATGTGCGTGCCTGCGCTGTGCCGCCCGGTGTTACGGTTACCTCCGGTGTTCCTGTATTAGCGTCGACCGTCGCCGTAACGGATGTAATTTCTGCCGCTATGCCGTCATCACCCTTATCACCTTTATCTCCCGGTGTACCGTCTGCTTTCGGTTTTTCAAGTTTACTTTCAAGGGCTGTGTCATGTGTTTCAAGTGCAGTTTCAATTTTATTCATATTTTCAGCATTTACTGGAGTTTTATTATCTACCCAATTAGTTTTTGTATACATAATTATTTACCTCACTTTTATTTAACTTTCTTTTCCTACTATTGTTTGCCCCACTATTGCCTTACCTACTATTGCAGGTGTGGGGCTATTACTCTCCCGCTTTCACCAATTTAACAAGGCTATCATAGATAATAGGTTTACCATCGCACACCATAATCATTTTGCGGATAATGTCATCAGTGTCATTATCTTCATAAGTTTTAATACCAATCTGGAAATTGGTATTAAGCGTATAATCGGCAAAATTATAAAGAAACGCAAATACTTTACCAGCACCTAAACTTTCATTAAAGGTATCAATATAGTTTGTAAGTTTTACCGTTCTACCAAGTAAAATACGTTCAGGTTTTCCGCCAATACCATAATTTACACGTGCAATAGGTTGTCCGTTTTTATCTACCATTCCTGCAAACTGCATAAATGTTTTTTTAGTCATAACCCAAACTGCACCATTTTCATATTCCATAGGAAGTTCTGCTTCAGCATTTATAAGCGTCTGATAATCAAGTGCAGATACTTTAAGCTTCGCACCTTTGCTATCGTCTGTAAGAATACCTGTTGGTTGACCACTTCCTGTACCAGAAATAATCGCCATTTCCAGTGCTTTTGCCATTGCTTCTACGATATTCTTAACAAGAGTTGTTTCAAAGGCACTATATACCATATTTTCAGTTTCTAAAGTAACAGCTACAGCACAACGTAATTTAAAATGTCCAAAAGTAATTGTGCCACTAAGAGCTTTTTTCTGTTTATCAGAGCCAGCTCCTTCTGCTACCCATGTAGCTGTAGGTTTTACACTCGCTGTTGGAATTACCATACCTGTTTTATAAGATGTACGTGTTACAAGTGGTAAAATCATGCCATAAGCTTCAATTTTTTCAATAATTTTATTTAGTGTAACTGGTGGAACTAATGCCCCAATATCTGTTGTAGCTGTTACTTCATCACTTCTAAATTCTTTAGGCAATCTTTCACCACGACAAACATAATTCATAAATGCCTGTCTATATTCTTCACTATCATAGATATTGGCTTTTACTGGTTTAGCTGTATTAGTTCTTGTTGTCATTGTACCCATACCATCAATAATTGTTTGACGTCTGCGAATTTCTTTTTCTTCTTCGTCAAGTTCTCGAAGTTCTTTTTCAATTTCATCAAAATTAATATTTTTATTAGTTTCATCAGCTAACAAAGAGCGAATTTCTTCTTTTCTTTGTAAAATTTCTTCTAATCGTTTATTCATATTTTTTCTCCTTATATCTAAAAATCAGCATAAAAAAAGCACGTTTAAACGTGCATTATAAATAAGTCATTAATAATAATTTTTTTCGTCTTTGCTTTTCTTGTAAATCCTTTTCTAGGTCCACAAAATATTCTTTACTTCGTGCCTGTATAGATGTTCCGTCATATGCTGGAAAATCTACAACCGCCACATCATAAATTTTATCAAAAGCAGTTATTGTACGTGTATAAATCTTATTTTCTTTGTCAACTTCAGTTCGTTCACTTTTTACAGTAAAAGCAAAACTCATTTTGTTTAAATCACCACGTTTAATAAGTTTATATACATCTGTACCATTATTGGTATCAATAATATCAGCACTAATTCTAAGACCTTTATCATCAGTATTCATGGTTAATGTATTATTACTTGCTCTAGCGAGTATCATTGCTACATCGCCATGATTATACTTAAAGACAGTATCGCTCATATCTGCACCATTAAAAGCATTGCGGTCTATTACTTCCATATATTTCCAACCGCTCCACTCACTTTCCCATATTAATGCCCTTTGATTAAAAACTGCTGCATATCCTTCTACAAGTTGCTTATTTTCATCATCATTATTAGCTGGCTCTAGTAGTGCCATTCTCATTTCCATTTTCCCCATTATCTTCACCACCTTTCAATGAATTATCATTATTACCTGTTTGATATAAACTTTGGTCCTTAGCTTTTACAAAGTTTAAACTGATAAGACGTTCATCACCGCCTTCAATACCAGCATAACCAAAGATTTCACGAATTTCATTGATTGTAAGTCCGCCAGTAGGAATAAGTGTTTCACAGATTTTAATTTTAGATGCTACAGACATAAAGTTTAATCTATTACTTTCTAAAATAATTTCATTACCAAAGCCTCTTTCTCGTCTTGTAAATAACTTGTCTGTCATTTCTTGAGCTAATTTTATAGCTACAGGCTCAAGTACTGACTCATAAAAGGCTATATACTCATCTTCTGTATATTTGCCCATGATGATATTTTCATTAAGTCCAAAATGTTTATAAATACAATCTCTAGCATAACTCATTTGTTGACTATTAAAGGTAGTTATCTTACTATTTAATTCATGAAATTCTACTTTATTATCCAAACTAGCTATACCTGAAGGATTATTACTAGCATATGTTCGTACGAAATCATCATGTACTTTTTTCATATCTTCTGGTCTAAGAGATGAAATCCATTTTAAATATCCACGCAGTGCTGTAAAATTTTTAACTGCATTAATAATAGAAGCTCTAACTGCCTTTAGCGTTGATAAATCTTCAATCATTATCTTTGAATTATCATCGCCAAATATTTCATCGCGATTAAAATGTCTACGAATGTGAATAAGATTTTCATAAGGAATAGTAACTCTTTCACCTGCACCAAAAGTAAATCTAGCATAAAGATTATATGTTTTGTCTTCTAGTATTTCCAAAAGAGGGAAATCTAATGGATATACAGCTTTTATACTGCCTGTAAATTCGTCCCATTGTATATAAATAAAAGCATTATTATACGTAAAATACTGTGCTATAAACTTTTCTAAAAATTCACTAGCAGTCATCATTGGATTAGGATACGAACTTAATAAATAATTCAACCTATCATTAGGCACATTTTTTATTTTTCCATTATCCTTAATTACATGTTTTGGTCGCATTTTTCCAAAATGCCTTGCAATAGTATCTATACAATCTCGTACTGTAGCGTCATCATAAGCATTTCCTGAAAAAGGTGTATACATATTTGTATAACCATTTAATAATTTTAAAGCTGTAACATCTTTATATTCTTTTTGATTACCAAAGATTTTGCTAAATAAACTTCTAAATTGCAATGTCTCACCACCTTTTAAATAATATTCATATAGTCATCTTTATTTCTCTCATAAACTACATATGCATCTAAAAGAGACGCAAATCCATCAATTCGTTGTCTTGGATTTTGTAATTTACATGGCTGGATATTTCCATTTTTATCCATATCTACACTAACATTTGCCATACACCATTTAAGCACAGGATTGTTATTATAATTTATAAGTTTAGCTTCTAAATCTGCACCCAAAGCTTTCATTGGACCAGATAAAGTTTTCTTTCCTTGTATTACTGGCTCCATAGTTGGCTCACCAAAAGTATTTAACATGTCTTGCACAAAATATTTTGCAGACCAACTATCATAGCCACATTTAAACAAATACACATCTTTTTCATTCTGCATTTCTTCAAACCATTCAACAATTAAGCGATAATCTATGCTATTACCAGGACTTACTCTCACAAATCCACGTTTTAACCAAATATCATAAGGTACTTTATCCTCATGTACTCGCTTTTCAAGTAATTCTTCTGGTATCCAGTACATCTGTTCTACATAAAAACGTTTTTCATCTTCAGGAGTTTTAAATAGCATAGTAGCACAAGTTAAATCAGTTGTAGCAGATAAGTCTATACCGCCAATGCCATATCTAGGTTTTAAAATTTCTATATCAAATGTTGCTTCATTATTTAACTGTTCAAAAGTCAAAAAAGCTTCTGTAGCAGTTTCTCGCACATTAAAATCTTTACATAATAAATTTTTAACATAATGAGGATTAGCCTTTGCACGATTTACTTTATCTTCAAGCTGTTCACGGCTTTTAATTGTTCCAAGTGCAGGATTAGCCTTTGCCCAATATTTTGGATTAGTCCATTCGTTTCTTCTATCTAATTCGTAAATCACTGGTAAAATAGTATCTACTTTATAGCCTTCTTCATTGTCGAAATCGGCAATAATATTAGCTGCTTCTTCATACTTTAGGTCAAAAATACCTTCACGCACTGTACCAGCAGTAGATGTAATAATAGATAAAGGCTGTTCTCTTGCAGTCATACCATCAATTACTACATCATAAAGATTTTTATCTTTGATAGCATGTAGCTCATCAATTAAGGCACCATGAACATTAAGACCATCTAAACTGTCGCTATCACTTGCCAGTGCCTTAAATGTTCCATCATTAAAATTACACTGTATTTCGGACACTAATGATTTAGAGCGTTTAGCTAATGATGGCGATTTTTTTACCATTCTTTTTGATTCTAACCATATTATTTTTGCTTGGTCCCTTTTTGTCGCTACACTATAAATTTCAGGACCTGCTTCACCATCAGCAAATAACAAATAAAGACCTATTCCACTGGATAATGTAGACTTACCATTTTTACGAGCTACGATTAAAATTAATTCTCTATATTGCCTAAGCCCTGTATCTTTATCTACAAAACCAAACAGTGCCGAAAGTATAGCTTTTTGCCACACTTCCAATATAACAGGCTTACCAGCCCATTTACCTTTAGAGTGTTTGCAATATCGCTCAATGAAATCTATGGCATGATTGGCTCTTTGTTCATCAAAAATATAACGACCATTATTATCACTAAGCTTATCATGTAAATGCTTAAATAATTTTGCTACCTTTTCCGAAACTACTACATCACCATTGTTTATCTTTCCATAGTAAACCTCAATATAATTCATATAATCACTACTTTTTCAATGTACCAACAAAGGCTTCAAAACCATCATCAATATCATCAGAAGTTTTTTGTGGCATACAAGATAGCAACGTTCGGATTAATGAATTATAATTTTTTAAAACTGTAGAATATGCTTTACTAGCAGTAGACTCTTTTGTGCCGTATTGGTCTTTTCCATTGCAATATTCCTCAATAAAACCATCTCTATCAAGGTCTTTTTGCAGGTTATCAAGCCTAAATTCTAGGTCAACAGCAAAATCAATTGTTCTTTCGACTATTGCCATTTTATCATCATCAATGTTTTTAAAAGCCTCTCTATATTGTGCTACTCTTCGCTTTTTTAAAGTTTTTTCACTTACTTTTGACACAAAAATACATCTCCTTTCTAGTAAATTTTCTGAAAAATAGACCACACCCCTCTCGGCGATATCGTGTATTTTATACGAACGTGGACCCTCCGGTCTAGGAAATTGTCAGATAATTTATCGTATATGGGGGTGTAGTTAATCATTTTAATTATTCTTTGGTTCATCAATACCAATTAGATTACCATTGTCATCAAAGAGCATTCGCCTTCGCTCCTTACTATGTATCTTGTTATGACATTCAATACATAGCAGCATAAGGTTATCCCAACCACAAGTAATATAAGGATCATTGATGTTCTTAGGTGTTAATGGTATCTTATGGTGAACGATGTAACGCTGATCACCATCAATCTTTTCACTTGTTTGATTATGACACATCTCACAAATAAAAAGCTTAGACTGTGCAAAAGCTTTAGCACACTTCCGCCATCTTGTACTGTTATAAAACTTCCTTGCAAATTCTTTTGCCATTAATAAACCTCAATGTAAATAACATTCTCCAAATAAATTCTAGCTTTAAATATTCCTTTTATATAAATATCAATATAATTTTCTCTTATTACTATATTCCCAATACCTCTATAATAACGTGGAAATTCATTTTTTATTTTTATACAAATAAATTCATTAAAATCAAATTTTTCATCTCGTTTATTCATATTACTTAAATACCTTTGCTGTATTATTTTTATATTTACCATTGGCTTTATGACAAGTAGCTTTATGTTGTATTAAATCTCTTATGGTAAAATTTCCAGATACTGTATAACTCATACACCTTTTATATTTCATGATTATCTTTCTATGTTCACAAATACCTTCAGCATTATAAAAACATCTAAATTTATCACATTTTATAATCGTCATTTCATCACCTTCCAAACAAAAAAGACAGCTAAATTATTAGCTGTCTTTTCTGCATGTAATCCACAATCATGTGCGTAACCTTATTCAGTTTTCAGACGGAAAAGCGTTTATTTTTAGAGAGGTCATTTTCTCGCTTCTTTGACCTATAAAAATTTTATCATCTTTTTTTGCGGTAGTAAATTGCGATTTTTTTGCACGGTCTAGTTGCATTTATTCAAGTACATCTTTACCAAAAAACCTTATAGACAGTATATCTAACAATCTATTTCTATGCCTATATAAAGTAACTTTATCACAACTCATTTTATTAGCTATATCTTCAATTTTCATCTTATCAAAATAAATCATTTTTATTATTCCGCCATAATATTCATCTTTAATTTCTTCTAAAACACTATCTATAAAATCAACTTCTTCTTTATCTCTATAATAGATATGTTCTATTTTTAATTTTTTCACATAACGAATTTCATCAAGTGTACATTTTTCACCATAATACTCCATAGCGTGATGAACAGCTGGACATGCTCCAAATTCTTCTTTATATAAATCTTCAATATCTTTTTCACATTTCTGCATATTATGCTTAAGAATATTATATGCTTCTAATTTCTTTATAGTCTTTTCCCTATAATTTATAGGCTTTTGCTTTAAATTAATGCTATTATCTTGTATTACTGTCTTTATTGCTTCACTAACAACCGCCATCACAGTCATTTTTATCATATCAGAAATTTTATTTAAATCTGCTTTTGTTAACGCCATTATTCTACCTCGCTAATTTATCATAGATATATTTTGTTTTGCTGGTTGTGTATTTATTGTTTCATTTATATATGGTAATAATACTTGTTTCCTTTCACCATAAATATATTTTCTTGCTTCACTTAATAACTGATTAATTAAAATCATTTCATCATCTGTATAATCCAAAATGCAATTTGAATTATATAATCTCTTTGGAAAATTTTGTGGTATTAGATTACCGTCTAACTTATAAAATCCTTTTAATATTACATATTTTAAGCAATTATTTTTATAAATAAATTTTGCCCCTGTTACTACAATCCTATCTTTTATAGAAAATGGATATTTTAATAATCTACTACCTACTGCATTTAAGTTTTTTAATATTTCTATTAATTCATCTCGTGGCGGTTCTTCTTCACTTAACGTTTTCTTAGATGTCCCTTCTTCATATTTAATCTTTACTTCTTCTTTAAAATAATTTACTTCTTTAATTATTAGCTCTTTCATAATTTCTCACCACTATATCATCTAAATATGATCGTTCTACTTTGAAATCTTTTTGCTTTTCCATATGTTCAATTATTCTTCCTAATTCTTCTAAAATATTTTTATTAGCATTATTAGAAAGAACTTTCAATGTATTATTATTTTCATCAATTACTAGTACATGAAGTTTATCTTTATAATTCAAACCTTCTTTTAAAACACTAAAACTTTTATTTATATTACTAAATATATCTTGTAAAAAATTTTCTTTTCTATCATCATTTCTTTTTTTACAATCATTAATTATATCTTCTACTAAACCAGATGATATATCTATTGCTTCATTTAAAATTATTTTTGCTTCTTTTTCACTTAATTTCTCATTTTTATCCTTTTTTTCCTCAATCTTTTTTCTCCAATTATCTACTCTATCTTGTATATTATCCATATTTTAATTCTCCTTATTATCTTCTATATCATATTTTTCATCATCTGTAAGTGCAAATAAATCACTTTGTACCTTTTCAATCAATTCAGATGTATACTCTATTGCTTTTAAACTAGATTGTAATACATCATTATCCTGTTCATTTTCCGCCATAGAATGTAATTCTGTATAATATTTTAATTTATTTTCAAAATATCTTAGATACTCCAATAATATATCTTCTTTTTGTTTATCATAGATATTTACATTATCAGTTTTACAAATTTCTATAGGTTTATCTTCATCTTGTATCTGTTCATTTTCAATTATATTATTATCTGTTATTTCATCTAGCTCATCTTTACCTGGTCTTTTCAATGTCATTTCATCTATAATTTTAGCCCTATCGTATTTATCCTGAAGGTATTCTTTATCTGGATATTTTTTTAATAAGTATTTTAATAAACCTAAAATACAATCCCGATTAGATTGCACCTTTTCATGTTCAAATTTGTCTAAACAACATTTAGATATATACTCTAAACAATTATCTAATGCTTCTTGTTTTGTTTTATATAACTTAGATGTATTAGTAAATCCACCACAATAATAGATATTACATACTACTGAATAATAATATAAATCTGTTGAAGTCTTGTATATTACATATACTAATGATAATTTTTTTATATTAATCTCTTCTTCTAATACTTTTATTTTAAGCTCAACATCTTTTTTATCTGTATTTCTTTCTTCTGGTTCATCGTCAACTTCACTTTTTAAACTATCTTTTATATATTTCACATCATTTAATGTTAATCCGCCATTTTCTTTGAATTGATTAATCATTAATTCTTGCTTATCTTGCGGTAATGTAGATAGTTCATATGCAACAGATAAACCTATCATTCCATTTTTCATGGCATCTTTAAAAATTCCTATAAGATTATTTTTAAGTCCTAACATTCTAGCTACATTTGTTTTTGACTCATTTATAAGTTTAGATATTAAATCTTTTCTTGGTGCAGGTAATTTTATACCTCTTTGTTTATATTCTTTTAAAATATTGTTTAACGCTTCAACTTGCTCTGTTCTTTCCCAATCAGTTAATTTTCTAGCAGTACAATTTGTAGTTATAAGAGATAATCTATCTTTTAAATCATCTTCATATTTATTAATTACACATGGTATATATTCAAAATCTTTTATACCTTCGTCATATAAATTTTTACAAGCTTTCCACCTTCTTTCACCTGCTATTAATTCATACTTTCCCTCATTATTTTTCTTTTTTACAATAAGATTTTGTTTTACACCTTCCACTCGAATACTTTCTTTTAGTGTAGTAATCTCATCTGTAGCATAAAAATTACTATTATTTTTAGCTGGTACTATATCATTTATACATATATATTCTATCTGCATACGGTCTTTATCTGCCAATGTTTCCACTTCTATACTCCTATCTTCTAAAGCTGCTAAAATATCAAAATCCATCTTCTATTACTCCTTTAGAAAATGGTCCAAATCGGACCATTCTCATTTTAATTTTAAATATTCATTTACTAGATTTTTATAATCTATTGTTACTCCAAAACGACAATTTAAATCAATTACCGTTCTTCCTGTAAATGTACTATTAGCAATATGTTGACTTTCTCTTATTTTAGCTTTAAAAATATATTGTTCTTTAAACATTTTCTCCAAATAATCTTTTGCCTGATGTTTGGCATTATTATTTTGCCAACGATTTATAAAAATACCTCTTATTTTTAATGCCTGATTAGCTCGTTTTACCTTTTGTATTTGCTCAATCATTATTTTTAACCCTTCAATAGAAAATAGGTCTAAACACACAGGAATAATTATTTCATCACTAGCCAGCATAGTTACTGCTGATATAGTATTTATTGCTGGTGCATTATCAATTAAACAATAATCGTATTCTTTAGCTAATTTTATTAATGCTTTCTTTAAAACCAATGGATTTTTATTAGACTTAACATAATCTTCCGCCACATACATTTTTAAACCAGCTGTAATTATATGCAAATTATCATATCTAGTCTTTTTAACCAAAGAATAAATATCTACATCATTACCAACTAATATATCTGCAATTCCTTTTTCACGGTCTTTATCAATGCCAAAATAACTAGATATATTTGATTGTGCATCAGCTTCTACCACTAATACTTTTTTATCATGATATTTATTAAGTACATAAGCCATATTTGCTGTAGCTGTAGTCTTTCCTGTTCCACCTTTGAATGATTGAATAGATATTGTTTTCATATTAAAGACCTCTCTTATTTTTATTATTTAATTGTTCCCATTTACCAGTACATATCTGTACTTTCATTTCTATACATAAGTCGTTATATTCTGGTTTTATAAAAGGGCATGGCTTTTTCATCAGCCAACAATTCCAAACTTCTCCGTCTAACCAAGTATGTTCACACATTGCCATATTTTATTCATCTCCCCAAAATCGTGGACGACCTTTTAACATACACTCTTTTCCTCCGAAAAACGTACTAATTTTATATTCACCTGTGTTCAAACATTCTCTTACTTTTTCATAATTTGGATTATCCATTTTTGGTAAATCTATCCATGCCCAACTTTTCCCATTTTTTAAAAATGCACAGTCTTCACAATGACTTCTTTCTTTACAATATTTTTTTAATGTTTCATATGCTTTTGTCGCTTCATTATCACTTATCATAATTTACCCCTTACAAATTACAAACTCTTTCATAAATTCCACTTTATTACCATTTACAAAATCTAAAAAATTTACTGCACCATTAAAACGCACTTTATATTCCTTCAAATCTTCTTTAGTGAAATATTGTCGGTCCCATTGCTCTTTACATAACCGCCACAAAGCATAAGGCACAAAATAAAAATCATTATTAATTCCTACACATACAGCCGTTATAGCTCCTAACTGATAATGTTTTTCTAACAAAGCTTCTTGATGTGAAGATAATACTTTTAATGATATTTTATCTTTCGTTGTTGTCTTTGCTTCAAAAATAATAGATTTTCCACCTTTAAGTGTCCCTTGAAAATCTGGCTGTGCTTTCTTATTGCCAAAAAATCTACCTTTAAACATTCCTGTTTGTTGGTCTTTTTTACTTACCCCAAAAGGCTCAGGTATTTTATCTATACAAGCTCGCCCTTCATATAAATAACCAAGACAAGCTGACATAATTTGATTTTCAAAATTTTTACCTTGAGCATTATTTACTCTGCTTATTTGACTTCTATTCTTCTGCAAATTCATCATCTCCCATTGGAATATCCAATATTTTATGATTTTTATATCGTGGCTTATATCCACCATCAATTCTTATCAGTGTATACCGTTGGACTCGACAACAATCCCATTTATGACCTTCATCAAGCCAACCATAACCATCATAAATACTTTCTTTATCTAGAATATATCCCTTTATTGTAGTAGGTTCTTTTTTCCACTGTTTAGCATTAATAATATTCTTTTCTAAACGTGGCATTTTTAAATTTATAGATGCACAAAAACGTTTCTTATGAATTTTATCTGTACTATAAAAAGTTTCACGGCTATTCTTTATTAAATAATTAGCAATCTTTTTATAATTGACTTGCCCATAATTATTAAACTCTGTATATAAATGTTTAAAATGAACACCACCACCTGTAATATTTCTCCAAATTTTAGCAATTACAGCTGTATCAAATTTATTTAAGACCATATGAAAATGGATATTTCCTCTTTTTCCTCTACCTGCTGTATAAATATATCTAAGCTCATTACTTTCTTTTTTATATGCTCGTCTTAAATATGCTAAAAAAAGGCTTATATCTTTTCTTGCTTTTTCAGAGTCTATTACTGAAGCTTTCTGATATGTCAAAGTTATCCATAAATCATCTTCTTCAAAGTTCTCTGTTAATTTCCACTCACATACACGCTCCGCCCTTTTATCCTGATATCGAAGCTGTCTTATTGGTGTTGTTCCTTGTGCTGGTCCATTAATAATATTTTTGCCTATTCTTCCACTACAATATTTATAATTATCTATCTTATTTTTAAGTATTACTCTTAAATGTACATAAGCCATAATATCACCCATAATATTTATATTTGTTCATCTTATTAATACCTTTAACAAGGTGGTAAAAGGCTCAAATGAACCTTAAAAAATTGACTTTATGCCACATAGAGTTTATAATTTTTAGTAGTGAAATATGTGGCTTTTAAAATGTCCCATGAATTACTGCAATAATTCATGGGACTTAGCTGTTATCTTCTAACTTTAAGCACTATGAGCTTGCTCATGGTGCTTTTCTTTTTCACTTTTTTCTATCTCTTTCATCAGTGCATCACATCGTCCATCTTCTATCCAACGTTTACAATCTGCTTGCACTTCAGGATTACTAAAAAATTTCTTTGCCATATCTAAAAACGTTTTCCCTTGATAATAGCTTATTTCAATTTTTCTCATTTAATTCACCACCAAATTCTTCATTAATAATCTTATATATTCTTTTTGATATTTTTGATATCAATACATCTGTTTCTTTTTTATTAACTCTTTCTATATATTCATTTAATTCTTTACCTATACCAAATTCTTTAGCTATTGCCACAACTTTAAAGCATTTTCTTATTACTTCATATTTATCAATACAGCTAGTATCAACTACTTTTGTATTACTAAAAATCTTATCCTGTAATGTTTCATCAACATTATTTCTTATGGCTATTCTTAATAATTCAATACACTCATCAACAGTATAAGTAGGTATAATATTTTGTTCTTTCATAAAATCTATCCTTTCAATAAAATATTTATCCTCTTGGCGTTGTACTACATTTTATATTTAATACACAATTACAGTTATATTCTTTTTGTACTTCAGATAATACTTTTACAGCTTCTTTTATTTCAGAATATCTATTTATATATATTTCAACATTTAAATCAAAATTATCATTTATTTTTACCATTTCCATCATACACATTATCCTTTCTCCAATAAAATCAATTATTTTTACCTAAACTAAAAATATCTTTTTGATGTATATGTTTTATTATTTGTACTGGTAATTTTTTCTCCATTTCATATATAATATTTACAACATATATTGTTTTTCATAAAAATGATTAACTATTTTTTAAATATAAATATAGTTTATATATTTCTTCTGGTATAAATACGATTAAACATATATTTATTAATAACTCTATTGGTAGATGCCAACTACCGATAATTAACAATATAAGTATCAAAGTTTTAATTAATTGAATTAATATCATATCATCACCATTTTTTTATTAAATGTATAATACTCATAACGAAATATACTATAATAAGAACACCTGCTGTACAACTAATAACCTCTTGTACTGTCTTTAATGCCAATATATCTATCACTATATCACCGCCACATTTTCGCCTAGAGCTTTACACTCTAGGCAATTTTTTTATTACTTCCAATTTGTGTTATAATCATCACAAAAGGAGATGTTTATATTGCTAACTCAAAAAGAAATTGAAAAATTTGTTACTCTTATCAATAGTGGCAAAAATACTTATAAAGATATTCATAATGAATTTCCCAATCTTTCAGACAGTACTTTAATAGATTTAATAGGTGATGATTTTGAAACTAAAAATTTCATTTATTTATCTAATAGAATTAGCCAAAAAATACCTATACTAATATTTTTTACTAAAGTACCTGATAATTACTCTGAAAATTATACATTTAAAGATGATGATAGTTTTGAGTTATCTGTTTATGGAGAAAATATTCTTTATCAAATAGAAAAAGAATATCAATCAGAACAAAATACTAAAGAAGCCATTCGTTGGGCTAAATATGCCACAATAGTAACTCTTATAGGATTAATATATCAATTTATAACAAGCGCCAAATCAAGCATATTAAATTTATTACAGTCAATATCTGGGCTAATGCCACTAATCTTTTTGCTTCTTTTTCTATTCTCCAAACATCATCTTTTGATGTAGGAACTAGCAACCATTTAAGCCAATTATAAAATTTTTTCATATTTACCTTCTCTCGCCTAGAGTGTAAAGCTCTAGGCGATTTTTTTATTATTAGAATTATTTATCATGGCTTGTTCAGCTTTTTCTTCTGTTCTACCCAAAATATACTGTTGGTCTTCTAACGATAATTTTAAAAAGTTATCAATTAATCTACCCAGTAAAGTTTGTTCTTTTTCACTTAAGATTGTCATATTATCACCTCTTTTGGTTTTTAAAAAACTAAATAAACTTTATTACAAACCAATTATAGCAATATAAATGTATATCGTCAATACATTTTATTATTTTTTTGTTGCTTGACAAACCAAAGGCAATAATAATATACTTTAATCAAGGAGGTAATATGATGCAACCATATGAACGAATAAAATATTTTAGAGAAAAAATTTTATGTATATCTCAATCAAAATTTGCTACCAAGCTAAAAATAAGTAAATCCAATTTAGCAAATATAGAAGTAGGTCGTGTTAGCTTAACAGATAGAGTAATTTCTGAAATTGCTGAAGCATATAATTTAAATGAAAATTGGATAAGAACAGGTGAAGAACCTGTCGAAAAACCACAAAGTCGTGAAGATGAAATACTTACTTTCTTTAATAAAATAAAAGATAATGATAATGTTTTTGCGAAGCGTTTTATACTTGCATTATCTAAATTGGATATACAAGATTGGGAAGTATTAGATAAATTAATAAATAATTATCTAGAAGCTTATAAATCAGAAACTGATATAGATATTCTTCCTAAACGAACTAAACCAGACCATAAACTTACACCAGAAGAAAAGCGTCGTATTGTTAATGAGGAAATAGACCAAGAAGAAAAGGTTCAAATATTATAAGTTTTCATTACTACAAATGGTATGTAAAAAAGGCATAAAAAAAACACCTTTTTAGGTGTGTTAAAGGATTTCTCTTTGTATATGTAGAATAAAATTTTATACTATATATTAAAGGAGTGTTCTCATATGTCAAAAGGTATAGGTTGTTTAGGAATTATAATTATTTGTGGTTTAATTGGTTCTTGTTTTAGTTCTGGTGATACTCCCAAAGAACAAGTATCTACATCTTCTACTGTTGTAGAAACAAGTTCTCAAGTAACATCTACTACACCAGAAATACCAGAAAAAATCTGTACTATAGCAGGTATTGGTGACAATATTGAAACATGGATTAATTCTCATGATGAGCCAAATAGAGATAATGGCATGATTAAAAATTTTCAAAATGATAAATTTGTAGTAAATTTTGCTGATAATAGAGCATTAAACATTACTTTTCAAAATAATAATGGTAAAAAAGATACAGATTTAATTAATCAAATGTTGCCTACTGATATAGTAAAAATATCTGAAGAAGAAGATACTTCTGATAATATGATAAAAAAACATAAAGAAATTTATCAAAGTGAATTAATTAAAACTGTTATTTCTGGTAGTGATGGTACTGTTACTCTTATTGACCAATATGATAACAATACTGGTAAATATATAAGTACTATTATTGATTGTACACCAAAATTAAAATAGTATTAATAATAAAAGCACCTTTTTAGGTGCTAAATTTATATATTATGAATTTAATCAACAAATACTATGGAATTTTTATTATGAACCTATTACACGATTTAAAAATAGAATTAGTATCATTCTTTGAAAAAAACAATAAAGACTTTTCATTAAAAAAATATATTTCTTCTCTATCAAAACCTCAAAAAAATCATGAAATTAATTATTTGTTAGAGAGATATATCAATATTCTAAGAAGACAATTTTCTTTTCAAAAACCTAAAAATGTATTTATTTCCAAAGAATTACAAGAAAAAATAACAAATAATATTTTATCTAAAGATATCTGTTCTACTATAAATAAAATAAAAATTGAACTTGAAACTGGCATCGATATTTCTTTTAGATTAAGTAAATTAATAAAAAAATTTGACTATGATGACAAAATGCTAAATGATTGGAATATTTATCATTTTCATCTTAGTGATATTGATGATATTAAAAGTGGTTTTAAAAAACGTACAGGTGAATTACTTTTTGTATATGTACCTTTTAATTCAGATAATGTATATTTTTTAGATGTATCTAAAGGACATAAAAATAAAACAACATTTTGTAATCTTAATCTTCTTGACCTGATAAATAAAAATTGGTCAAAATTATTAGTTCCCTTTACTTTGCCTGATGGTATGAAACCTTATCCATGTTCAATAAAATCAAGTAAAGAATATTTACTATTAAGAAAAGCTAATATTAATACTATTCTCCCTTTAAAAAACACAAATAAATATATTCTTTCACCTGGTTTTGGTCAAACTGCTGCTGGTACATCTGCTTATAATCAAATGCGGACCAATAGAGTTCTTAATACTATTAATCTGCTAATTTTAGAAAAAATAATTCCCGAAAATATACCAGCCAAGTTAATCTTAATAGACAATTTCATTTACATAAAAAATTTGCGAAGAAATACTTTTTTATGTAAAATTCCTATTATTTAACAAAAAAACGCCCAGTACTAGCACTACTGAACGTTTTTATGCTGTGATATATAACCACATTCACCTATAGCGTTATTATATCACAGCTATTTTTATAAAGAAAGGCTGTGTTTTTTATGCTTAAGACAGTTATATATGCTCGCTATTCTAGTGACAAACAAAATGAACAATCTATCGAAGGTCAAATTCATGAATGTGAACAATTTGCTAAAACGCATGATATGGTTATTATTAAACATTATATTGACCGTGCTTTAAGTGGTAAAACTGACGATAGACCTTCTTTCTTACAAATGATAAAAGATAGTTCTAGTGGTCTTTTTGATGCTATATTAGTTTATAAAACAGACCGCTTTGCTCGTAATCGTTATGATAGTGCTGTATATAAAGCAAAATTGAAGAAAAACGGCATCAAGATTTTTTATGCTAAAGAAAATATTCCTGATGGTCCTGAAGGAATTATTCTTGAGTCTATGCTTGAAGGTTTTGCTGAATATTATAGTGCTGAACTTAGCCAGAAAGTTAAACGTGGTATCAAAGAAAATATACGAAAAGGTTTATCCTTTGGTGGAGCTTGTCCATTTGGTTATAAAATCGTAAATAAAAAATATGTAATCGATGATGAACAAGCACCTTATGTAAAAAAAATCTTTGAAGATTATGCTAAAGGTAGACGAGCTATTGATATTTTCAATGAATTAAATACTTTACCTAATTATGCTGGAAAAGGTCGTAAATGGAATCGTTCTTCTCTAAATCGTATGCTTACTAACAAAAAATATATTGGCATATATGAATTAGAAGATGTATGTGTCAAAGATGCCATTCCGCCAATAATTGATGAAGCTTTATTCAATAAAGTTCAATCTCGTATTCTTTTTAATCGCCGTCATACTACAAGGGCTAAAGTTAACTATTTATTATCTGGTAAACTATTTTGCGGACTATGTGAACATTCTATGACTGGTAAAACAGGCACTAGCAAAACTAAAGTAAAATATCACTATTATGTTTGTAGCAATAGACATTGTAAGCAAAAAAAGTATCGTAAAGAACTTCTTGAAGATATAATTATCCAATATACAGTAAAAGATATATTAAATCCTAAGCATTTTAAAATGATTGCTAAAAAATGTCTTGAAATACAACAAGCAGATAATAAAATCAATGATATATTATTAATGCTAAAAAAACAATTAACCGCCACAAAAACTAAAATAAATAATATAATGAATGCCATTGAAGCAGGTATTATCACAACTTCAACTAAAGATAGACTAGAACAATTAGAACAAGAAAAATATAAATTAGAACTTGAAATATCTACCCAACAATTAAATAGTAATAGGTTATTATCTGAAAAACAAATCATTTATATGTTAAATGTATTCTATAATAAAAGAGTTGATGTTTCTTTCTATAATCAAATTATTGATTGCTTTATCTATAAAATTTATATTTACTCCGACAAAATATGTATTGTCTATAACCTGAATAATAGTGATAAAGACGTGACTTACTCTGATATTAACGAACTATATAAAAGTTCGCACCTTAACTCATGCGGTTCACCAATGAATTCAAGGCTTTGCAGATTTTCTGTAAAGCTTTTTTTGTTGTTTGCTGTCAAAATTGTTGTCAATCTAAAATATTTGATATACTTTCATTTAAAATATTATCCATTATTTGAGCTGTTTTATTTTGAGATTTTTGAAGAACATGAGCGTAAACGATTTGAGTCGTTGTACTATTTACATGACCCATTACACCAGCGACAGTAACTAAATCTACACCAGCATTAATTAGATATGTAGCTGTCATATGTCTTAATGAATGTGGGCTTATTGGTGGCAAATTATTTTTTTTAACGAATTTTCTTAGCCAAATATTCATACTATCCGGGTGAGAAATATTACCATAAAACGTTGTAAAAATGAAGTTATCTTCAATGTTTTTAGCTCCTTGCCATTTATTTAGCAATTTTTTTTGATGTTGAATTTTAATATTTTTATATAATTTTAAAAGCTCAATTAGACTATTAGATAATGCAAGTATTCTATTTGATGATTCAGTTTTAGGTGGTTTAACTTTTAAACCCTGTCTAGGAATATATTGTATTGTCTTTTTAATGTGAACAACCTTCCTTTCTAAATCAACATCTTTCCATTGTAGCCCAATAGCCTCTCCACGTCTTAAACCTAAATTTAAACACAACAAAGCCCATAATTTATGTTTAATATCTTCATCTTTTAGAGCAATCAAAAAACGTCCTAATTCTTCACGATTTAAAATAATTTTATCGTTATTATATTTATACTTGGGTGGATCGACATTTTCTACAGGATTTTGCAAAATAAATTGCCACTGGGTAGCCTTTTTTAAAATAAGATGAAGTAACGTATAATGTTTACGAATCGTATTATCAGATAGAGTTGAATTAGGATTATCTAATCGAGGACAATTTTTTAATTGTTCCAAAAACATTAAAATATGTTTAGGCTGGATTTTATCAATAGGTTTATGACCTAATGCAGCATTTATCCTAGTGAATTGTTCATCATAGCTGAAAATAGTTTTATCTTGTTTTTTTTGAATTTTCAAATAATGTTCTTTCCAATATTTATAAAATTCATTTAAAGTCATATTATTTGGATTTACTTGATTTTTTTCAGCAACTTTGCCTGCAAAAATTCGTTCTTGCCTTATAGCCTCAGAATAACTATTAACATGAATAGTTTTTGTAATTCTTACTCTGTTTCCGAATCTATCACTACCATTATTAATGGTTATAAGCCAACTATTTTTGCCTCGTTTTTGAACTGGCATATAAAAGCACCTCACTTATATTATTAACGCGTTCCGGCTCTTACTAAAAATATATAGCTATGTTTTGAAGTCAAGAACTTGGGCGTAGCCGTATTCTTGATTTCAAAATTTAGCTATATTAAGATTCAAGCTGCCGGATAAGTTATCTTAGATATGAAAACCACTGTTATTTTTTAATTTATCATTTTTTTTATCTGAAAATGTTGCAGATTTCAAAGCTAAATTAGTAGTCTTAGTAATTAGTTTAAGACTTAAATTAGCAGCCTTAAGTCCTAAAGATAAGCCTTGCCCAATGACCGGAATAGGTATTTTAGGGATTGAAATTTTAGGTACTTTTTTTGAAATTTTAAAATCCTCAGATGTGATTTTTTTAGCCCAAAGAGCAAATTGTTCCTTGATTTTAGCTTGATTATCCGTGTAAATACTTACGCCCTTTTTAGCACGACTGATGTTAACGTAATAAGAATTACGAGTGTTTAAGGATTTTTGAGCACTATCAACATTAATGATAGCTCTTTCAGCCGTTACACCTTGAGCCTTGTAACTGGTTATACAGTAACCATAATCTAAGTTCTTATAAACATTAGTGTCAACTAAAATAATCTTACCATTTTCAAGCAAGACCTTTAAACATTTATTTTTAGAAATCCCCGCAAAAATAGTACCCGTCTGACCGTTCATCACGCCAAGTTTATAATCGTTCTTAGTGAAAATAATCTTATCTTGCGGCGCAAATTTTTTAACGATTTTTTTAGAATCGCGCCCCAAAACTTCAATATCCACTTGATTTTCTTCGAGAATTTCCTGGCGTTGAATTAATTCACTACGAATCAATTCATTGAGCTTGTTTCTATCGCTATTCTTAGCAGTCAAGATAATAGTCTTGTTACGCTCGAACATATCAAGCGAACAAAATTCTTTAGTTATAGCTTTAAACCGAGCTGGAGCAGTCTTAAGCTCAATTATATTTTTTGACAAAATATCTAAACTTTTTGAAACGTCACCATTTACCGCCTCTTTAACGGCTTGCAAAATTTCAGTGTTTTCTTGTCTTTTAATTTCAGACAAAAAACAAGTGCTGATAGCATTCTTTTGAATAAGATTTGAATAAGCGTTACCAGCACCGACAGGTAATAGCTGCTTATTATCGCCAACCAACAGGACTTTTGCATTTTTTAATTTTGCAGCTTTTTGCAAAGTCAAAAATAAATTATTATCTAATAGACCAGCCTCATCAATAACCCATAATTCAGGTTTAATACTTGGTTTTAAACCTGAAAAATCCCATGTATTTTTAATTCCATTTGAATTTAAATTAGTGCCACTTTCTTTTTCAAGTTTATTAAAAAAGCTATGAAGTGTTGAGCTTTTAATTTTAGCACCATTGGCTAATCCTTCAGCTGCTTTACCTGTAAAACTAGCACCGCGAACAACATAGCCTTGTTGCTCATAAAGTTCACGAGTAGCATTGAGCATATACGTCTTACCAGTGCCAGCAAGACCTTGAATTACATTATATTGATTTGTGTTTTTTGCGACAAACAAAATGGCTTGATATTGCTCATCGGAAAGAGTCCAATTATTTTTAGTTGCCAAAAAATTTAAGTTCTTATCAACGTCATTTAAAGCTTTTAAAACAGATTCATTTTTTATATTTTCCAAAATAGAATTTTCAAGTTCAATATTTTCAGCCGTCGAATAATAAGTAGTGATATCATTACCGGTTTTAATTTCTCCCAAACATAAAATTTCAGATTTATCCAATGCTTTTTGAAACATTTTTTGAAAATCATCACGATTTAAACCGGATAAACAACCTTCGGCTAAAGTTGCCCGTTCAAGCTCCTTAGCTGAAAAAGCAAAGCTATGTTCAGATAAATTATCAACGGCACGCTTTAAGGATTCAGATTTAATTGTCTTGTCAAGAGTAATTTCAGCTTTTTTTAAGCTGACCCCTTGTAAATCTTCACGCCAAGACTTTTCAAGAATTTTTAAATCCTTATTTTCTTTTGCTTTTCGAGTCAACTGTGTCGCCCTATCTGCTGCTTTTGCAGAAAAATTGTCCCATGTTTTTAATTTATCTTTAATTTCAAGTCGTCGGGAAGAAAAGTTATCAATAAGTTCTTGGCTGATGTCATCAAGTTCAAAAAATCCCTTATCGACATCAGTCATGTGGCATTTATAGCCCAATTCTTGTAAATTCTTAGCGAGACGATTCCTGTATAATTGCCCGTAAATTATGTGCTTGTCGTATAAATTCTCATTTGAAATCGCATAAGATTTACCGTTATATTCAGTTCTATTTAAAATAACACAATGAGTATGCAGCTGCATATCTTGGTTGCGACTAACAAAATGATTAAATTTAGCAGCAGCCATTTTACCCGTTTTCACACGTTCAATGACCCCATTTGTAGTAATCCTTGTTTCAATTTCTTTGTCCTCAATTTCCTTAAGAGTTTCAGAAACTGCCTTATTGTGAGCGTTAATAATTTCAGATTTTAAATTATCATTTAAAACCATAGCGATACTTACTGATTTAGGTGCTGAAAATGTTAAATCAAAGCCTACTCTTTTAGGGTTTGGCATTGATTTTAAAGCTTGATTGAACTCTACAGGATTAAATTTATCACTGAAAGAATAATTATTTTTTAATTTACCCTGCCAGTCGTCACCGTCAGTCGATGAACGACTGTAATAATCGTCTTTTTCATAATAGGAACTTGCTTGATTAAGACCAATATTAGAAATGCTAAGCATTATAATAATCCTCCTTTAAAATTAAGAGCGACCCGAAGGTCGCCCCTAAAAATTAAAACATTACAGGTTCATCAGAATCCGAGTCTGAATCAACAGGTGGTTTAATAGCTGAATTAAGCTCCTCAGCGGTAGCGAGTTTACGCTTAATTTCAATAAACCCCGGCACTCTAGCTTTAAAATCAATAAATTTAAAGTTAATCTTTGAAATCGGATAACTGCCGATTTTAACAACCGCCGTACCTGTAGGCAACTCCTGCAATTCGCCGCTCAAAAATAAGCGTTGAATTACATGAGTTTCAGATTTGGACTTGTTAAAATTAGAATCTAAAACGCCACGCGATGAAGTGCCACGACTGTTGTTAGTCTTAATAAATTCAGCGTCGCCAAGAGCTTTAGAAAAGTAATCAGACTGACCGGGTTCAGATGTTCTGAAAATGAATAGGCTATTACATAAACCCATGATATCCGCAGTGCTAGAACGACCGTACTGAGACTCAACACTTGCCATGGTCTGAGTTGTCAAAAAGCAACAAGCACCACGAGAGCGACCTTCACGCAGTAACATTTGTAAACTCTTCAGAGGTGGCAAGCTTGACAGTTCATCAAGAATGAAGAATATGCGACGCTGCTTACTTTCAGACTTGGCACGCAAGCCATGCCCGATTATGTCTAAAATCACCGTTAAGACAGGTAGGTATAAGCTATCATTAGCGCCTGCCGTGCTTAAGAATAGTTTACGCTTGTCGGAATCGTTTGAAATCCAATCCCTGACCTTAAAGTCGCCATCGCGCCCGATGAATGGCTGAAATGCCTTAACGCGATTAACTAAACAACTTACAAAGCTTGCGGAAACATCACCGCCGCCCATAAGGAATGCTTTACCTTCTGATAAAGCAGGTGGCAGGCTATTTATATCTTTCAGAATCGACGCTGGGTCTGAGGTAAAGAAGGTATATAAATCCTTATTAGTTGTAAGACCCTTGATTTTAAGGTAACAACACCCACTTTTGAAAATCGAAGCAGCTCCGTCATAAAAGTGACGATTCTTGTTATCAGCAGCCGTTGTAAATAGCGAATTAGCGATGTTAGTCAATTCCTCCGGCACGGAATCCAAGCCGGAGTACAAGTCAAATTCATTAAACACATTCCAGCCGCTAAAGCGCTGGTCGTACGGATTGAAAATTATATCGGAATTTGAATAGAATTTAGAAACAAGCTCACCCTTGCGGTCATATAATACCATTTTAGAGCGACGCAATGTCATTGAGTTTATGAACTGACACAGCATAGCGGACTTACCTGAGCCAGTCGAACCGACTGTCAAGAAATGGCGAGTTTCTAAATCCAAAGGAATGTGAATTGGTTCAGCAGTTAATGGCTGCTGAATAGATTTACAGTCTTTATTTAACAATTTTACAAGTTTATTAGAATCAACCTTTTTCGAGCCGCGAACAAAATCGCCGGATTGTCCTTTTTTGAGTGGCAGAAAAAGTTGACTCACGATTGCTATTGAAGTTATGGGCGACACTATAATCGTAAATGGCACTAAATACTTAAATAGCAAGCCGCATTTTAAATTTAAAATGTAATCCTTAAAGCTTTCAGCTTTTACGAGGTCATAATTTTGATTTTTTATTAAAAAGAAATCATGAAGTCCCTTACTTAATCTTAAGCCAGTGTCGATGTCAAGGCTAGTGATAATGAGGCTTTTAATAAACGTCCACCATGTGCCAGGCGCTGCAAATGTTGGCATTTCATAAAAATAATTTATAATTGAACTGGCAATGAATAAATAAATCAAATCTAAAAAGAATGAAATTACAATAACGCGCTTCAGCGCAAGTTTAAAATCAATCAT